CGGGTTCAGTTGCGCGCGCCCCGGCTAATCCCGGCGCGTCGGGAATGGGGTTAGGCGGGCGTCTTGCCCTTGTTCTGCTGCAGGTTCTTCATAGCCAGCGCCCTGCGCCGCTCAGCCTTCTCGACGATCGGGCGCATCCGCTCGACATCGGCGGCGTACTGGTCGCGCTCGGCTTCCAAGCGGTCGATGTCCTTCTGCATGTTGGTGATGCGGTTGTTCTTGGCGTGCAGGTCAGACTCGAGCGGAATGATGAGGCGGTTGTGCTCGTCGACCTGGATAGCCAGAGCATCGCGCGCGGTGGTCAGCGTCTTGATCTCCTCAGCCCAGACCTTCGCTGCGGCGTTGTGAGCCCGTTTGGTGATAAATCCGAACATGGTCCGTCCTTTCAGAACTTGATCGACACGGCAGGCACCTTGCCCGCCTCGATCGCGTGGATGATGCTGGTCGCCAGCTTGCGGGTCAGGCCGGGGATGCCGCTGTCGCCGGCGAGGGCGTCAACAGCGGCGTCGATGACCTGCTGGCGGTGGGCGAGATCGGCTTCGCGCTTGCGCTGGGCTTCGGCGGCTGCGGCCTCGGCTTCTTCGCGAGCACGCTGTTCGGCGGCGATACGGTCGCGCTCGGCCTGAGCGGCACGCTCGGCTTCGGCAGCGCGGGCATTGGCAGCGTCGATCTCGGCCTGAGCCTGGCGCTGGCGTTCCTCCTCGGCGGCGCGGGCTTCCAAAGCAGCCTCAGCGCGCGCCGTCTCGGCCGCTTCCTCCGCCGCCCTGGCGATCCGCTCCTGCTCGGCCCGCTCGCGTTCGATCCTCTGCTGTTCGGCCAGACGCTCGGCGGCTTCCTTCTCGGCGCGCGCGTCGGCTTCTGCCTTCTCGCGGCGCAGGCGCTCGAGCTCGGCCGCCTGGGCTTCTTGCGCGGCCAGATCAACGACCGCCTTGGCCAGCTCGGCCACGACCTCGGCTTTCAGATCCTCGGCCATTTCGAGACGCGGACCCAGCACCTCGTCGTTGAGGTTCATGCCGCGGATTTCCTCGAGCCGCGCCTGCACGGTTTCGGAGGTTTCGCCGAAGCGGACAAGCTTGGCAGCTTCGAGCGTCGCGATGATGCGATCAGCCTCGGCCTTGCGCTTCTTCTCCGCCTCCTCCCATTTCGTGACCGGCGCGCGAACCTCCTCGATCAGGCTGTCGAGCTTTTCGTTGATGACCTTGCGCGCCGCGTTGACCACGGCGGTCTTCTTGCGCCAGTGCTCGGTCATCTCCTTGCCGCGGTTGTCGATCGAGGCCTTGATGCGGCGCAGGTCGTAGGCCTCGGACTTCAACTGATCGAGGCCGGTCTTGGTGTCCGGGGTAAGGCCCTTCGCCTCGACGCTGGCGCGCAGGGCGGCGACATAGGCGTCGGGATCGACCTTGCCGGTCAGGACGGCGCCACGATACTGCTCGACGATCGCGATCAGGTCGGGGGCTTCGGCGTCATTGGCGGCGGGCTGTTCTTCGGTGATGGGTGCGGTTGCCATGTTCATGCGTCCTTCTGGAATGCTGCCCGAGCATCACTGATCGCCTGGTCGAGCTCCTTCTCGACATGGCTGGGCAGGGTGGCGACGATCAGGTCGAGCTTGCGGCGGGCGTCCTTGATGTCGTCGAGCGATCGGGCTCCGTTCACGGTGTCGCGGATGTCCTGAACGGCGTCGGTCCAAGGCGGCAGTTCGCCATCCTCGTCGCCGCCTTCCTCGCGCTCGGGCTCGGCGCCGCTGTGCTGATCGCCCATGTCCTCGTCGGCGCGGCCTTGTTCGGGCTCAGGCTCGGGCTTCACCTTGGTCCGATCAACCAGGCGCTTGCCAGCCTCGGCGGCCTCGGCGGCACCGATGCGCGGGAATTCCTCATCGGCCGACACCTCACGGTTCTTGATTGAGCGATGGCTGACCTGCAGGTTGGCGACATCAATCGCGGTCCAGCTGGCGCTGCTGCCCAGCTTCGCCTCAAGCCTGTCCTGTGCCACGCCGATGCTCTTGAAGGCATTGATGGCGTTAGCGATGCGGACTGGCAGCGGGATATCGCCCTGCCCCCGTTCAAGGGTCTCGCGGCAGGTCTGCTTGGCCATTTCCTTGAGGTAAGGCGGCAGGATGCGGAATATGCACTCGCGCAGGCGGCGCGCGCCGTTGTTGGTGTTGTTCTCGTAAATGTCGCGCATGTCGGTGAGGACCTTGGGCCCCTGCCGAGTGTCGCGCTTGTGAGGCACCAGAAACGTCTGCTGCGACTTGGTGTTGGTTTCCAGATCCCAAGCGTAGGCCAGCATCTCGGATTCGTGCGCGTCGTCATTGCGCGCCAGTTCCATCACGCCATACTGGACATTGCCCCAGCACCGGGCGAGTTCGACGGCGAGCGAGATCGTCTCACCCGCCACTGTCTCGCCGCCGCGCGGGAACTTGTAGAAGGCCCCCTCGGCCACCGGCCACTGGCGACAGCTTTCCATGGCCTTTGCCATGGCCTGCGCCTCGTTGCGGGGCCGGTTCTGAGCGACGATGACGGCGGCCTGCACCTCGGCGACCGCGCGCGACTGCTCGACCGTAGTGGCCTGGCTGACCGGCTCGCGCCGGTTCTGCTGCATGATCTGGTTCGCGGTGACCATTATGCAGCCCTCCGCGCCTTGAACATCGGCACCTTGATCTCGTTGACCAGATGCCAGAACACCCGCATCGACGCCTCGACATCGACCAGCGCGTCGTGCGCGCCGTCCAGCGGCTCGTCGAAGAAATGCCGAATGCACTCCTCGAGCTTCGGCGACTTTGGCCCAGGCACGCCCGCCGCGATCATCTTGGGCGTGGCCGGCAGGTTCACGATGAACTTGGACTTATAGAGCGTGCAGAAGGCCGGGGCCTCGGCTTCCCATTTGAAGCCTAGGTGTCGCGCGGCCGCGATACGCATGATGCGGCGGTCGAAGCTCTCGTTGTGACCGACGCGCAGTTTCGCCTTGCCAGCCCACTCGATGAACTTGGCCGTCGCCATTTTCGGGCAGCAGCCCTCGGCCATGGCGCGCTCAAGGCTGATGCCGTGCGCCTCGAACGCTTCCTTGCCCATGACAGCGCCGGGACCGGGCTGCACGATCGAGGAGAACCGATCAACCTCGGTGCCGTCCATCTCGTAGAGGATCATGGCAAGCTGGATCAGGTGCGGCTGGCGCGGATCGTCGCTCGGGTCGTTCCAAAGCGGCAAATTCGTGGTTTCTGTGTCGTAACCGAGGATCATCGGGGGGCTTTCTGATCAGGCAAAGGAGAGTTCACCGCGGTCGATCGCCTGGTTGATCAACGCGCGCTCGTAATTGGTCATCTGCAGGGGGCGGATGGGCTTGTCGGCAGGGGTGTAACCGGGCCAGACGCCCGTTTTCAGCGCCTCGGCGAACTGATTGAGCGCCGCCCGGTTCCGCAGGCGCGCGTAATCAATGTCCGCATCGTCGAGATGGTCGATCACGACGCAATACGGTGGTTCCTTCTCGATCGTGATCAGAACGAACCGGCGCTTTTCCTCACCGTAAAGCTGCTCGATCACGTCGAGATAATGCGCTGCCGATTGGAAATAGCCGAACCGCGTCGCCGCGCGCTCATAGACATCGAGCGACGCATCGGCGGCCGTCTTCACGTCCGGGACGATCTCCATGGTGTCGGGCAGAACATCGGGGCGTGCACGCATCCAGACACCCGTGATCGGGTCCTTGGCGGCCAGCGTCATTTCGGGCGTGCCGGCGGTCACCAGCGCCATCGCGAGTTCGTGCTTCATCACGGATTCCGCCATCGCCTGCAGCGTGTCAAAATCGGCCTTGGACAGAACGCGCTTGCCCTTCTTGATGGCATAGTCGCGCGCGGCGATCTGCTCAGCCTGAGCGGCGGTGGCGCGCGGATTGAAATCGGCAGGCAGGATATGGAACGCCTTGCCGATATCACTGCCCAGCAGGATCAGGTCATGAAGCGCCGAGCCGAGATTGAGAGCTCGGCTTTGCTTCTGCGCCGGGCGGTTGGGGTTCATTGCCGACTGCCACCAGTAATGGAGAGGCGTCTTCTTGGTGATAAGCTTGAGGCCCGACGAGCTGATCGATGGCGCATCGCAGATTTCGCGGCCGTGGTAATCGTCGGCGGGGATGCCGGGATAGGCACCGGGTTCGGAAATGATGAAAGGCTCGCTCACTGAAAAGCCCTCCCCAGCACAGCCGGATGAAACCAGCGCATCACGGTCTGCCGATGAACTTGGCGCTCGACGCGGCGCGTGTGATCCTCGAGATCATCCATCCACTGCTGCATGTCGCTGCGCAGCCGCTCGCCGGACTTGATCTGCTTGATGGTGCGCTCGACCCATGCGACGCCGCAGCCATCGGGCGCGACCTTGAGCAGCCGCGCGTGGAGCGCATTGGCCTGGGCGAGATAATGAAGGCGGGCGGGGTTGATCATCTCAATGACCTCCCAGCGTCGTTGCACCAGCGTCGAGATGGTCTGCCGCATTGAGGATCTGAGCGGCCACCATGCGGGCAGTCTCAGCATCCAGAAACACCTTGGTTCCGTCGGTGTTACAGACCACGAAGATGGCGAGCATGGGCTCGACTAGGCGACCGCCAAGATCGGTGATTTCAATGCCGACAACGCTTTCCTCGCGCTCGACGTAGAAGCCTGCCGTTGGGCGATCCCAGACCTTTGCGGAGCATTCGGTTGTGACGCTCATGCCGCCACCCCCAGCCCACGCCGAGCAATCTCGGACTCGACGAGCGTGGCAAGGCACTGGCCGCGCAGCTGGTCCCATTGCGAAAAGTCACCAGCCTGGGCGAGCGCGAACGCCGCCTCGACCGCCTTCTGCTGGATGCCAGCAAGCGCGTCATATTCGGCGCAGTCGTAATAGCGCTCATCGATCCACTGCGGCGAGCGGTGGCTGCTGATCGGGTTCTTGTAAGTCCGGGTCTGCGGCTGGTGACCGGCCTCGGCGATAAGCCCGATCAGGGCCTGTGCGCCGGGGTGCAGGTGCCATTCGAGAGGGGTGTGGGACATTGGGCGCTCCATCGAGTGATGGACGCAAGTATGGGGATATTTCCCACACTGTCAACATATTGTATGGGAAAAATCCCACGGCGATTGCCTGTGCCCAAGCGTTTGAAAAAATGGTCTCCTGAGCGTATTGTGGGATCATGAAACGCCGCCTCGCCGCTTTTACCCTCATCGCCGCGCTGTCCGGGTGCAGCGTCGACGAATACCAGAACGTCAAGCTGGTGAGGGAGCAGCTGAACGATCCCGATTCCGCTGAGTTCGAGGAACTGAAAACGGTGGACGGCATGACGTGCGGCCTGGTCAACGCCAAGAACCTATACGGCGCCTATACTGGGTTCGAGCGCTTCTTCGTGAAGGATCGCCGCGTCTATTTCGGCAGCGACGCAATGGGGCCGTCGATCAATAATCCCAGCGTTTGCTCGCATGAAGCGACGATGAGGGACACAAACAGGGCCCTTCGCGAGCTCCGCGAAAAGCACGGCTATCCGCGATAATAGCTCGCCGCATCGGCCTGCATCACGAACAGCACCGGGCTTGCCCAGATCACTTCGCAGTCCGGCATGTCGGCAGCATTGAGTGAGCGCAGGGTGTAGCGGCCCGGCTTGGAGCCTGCTGCCAAGATTTTCAGGTAGGTGCCACCGTCTTCCAGGTGCACCGCGCAGTATTTGCCGAGATATGCCGGCATCACGCCATCATGGTCGCGGCGGACGAACACGATATCGCCGGGATCGAAGCGCGGGAGCATGGACTCACCCTCGACGCAGAACGCGGCCAGCGGGCCAGGCGCAAGCGGTGGTCGAGCGACTGTCTCGAATTCGTGATCCTCGGGGAAATAGATGAGCTGGCCGCCTGCCCCGATCTTTCCGCAGACCTGAACACGGCCGGACCCGTTGATGTCGTCAAACGGCATCTGCAGAGCCTCGGCGATCTTGTGGAGCGTGCCGATGCCAGGATTATCGACGCGCTCGAGCAGATCTCGGATGCCGGTTGGGCTCATGCCAGAAGCAATCGACAGGCTGCGCTTGCTGAATCCCTTGGCCTCCATCTCCCGCTGGATTCGATCGCGAATAGCCTGAATGTCGGGGCCGTTTTCCATGGGGGAATAATCCCACAGAAATGGGGGGAGTGGGAACTGGCGTAATTTCCCACAGACACCGACTTGACCATGGGATTTATCCCACATACTATGCACGCCCATGGAACACCTCATCGCACAAATCGACGCCTTCCTTGCAGAGCATGGAATGAGCGACTCTCGGTTCGGTCAGCTGGCGTTGAACGACCGTCATTTTGTCCGCCAGATCAGGGCGAAGCGTGATGTGCGATACAGCACGATCGAGCGCGTCCAGAAGTTCATGGCGACATACCAGCCCGAGCAGGACGCCGCCGCATGAGCGCGTTGACCATCCCCGAGGCAGCATCCCTGCCCGCGCTGGTGCGCGCCGCCGCCAACAAGATCGCCAATGCCGAGACGGCTGCGGAAATTCTTGAGGCTCGCGAACTGGCTGGCGTCGCATACGACACTGCCAAACGCGCGGCCCGGCTGGCTAAGGCCAAGTCGGCTCACGACGAGATCATCAGCGCCGTGTATCGCGCCCAGGCCGACGCTCTGGAAATCGAGAGCATGGCGAAGCGCAGGCTGGCGGATGAATACGACGCGGCGCAGGAACGCGGTGAAGTGGCCAGCCACGGCCAGCCAAGTTCTTCCATGAAGGAAGGACTTGCTACAGCCGCCGACATCGGCCTGACGCACAAGGAAATCCACGAAGCGCGCCAGATTCGAAATGCTGAGCGCGATGATCCTGGCATCGTCCGGCGCACTCTCGATCAGCGCCTTGCTTCTGGCCAAGAGCCAAACAAGTCGGCCCTGCGCGAAGCAGTAATCGAAGCTGCCCGCCAAGGCATCGCCCGCCCGTTCATGGCAACAGGCCGCGCCAATCCTGAGTATGTTGATGACCCAGCATTCAAGATGCTGCTGCGCATCGTCGGCCCCTGCCGCGCAATGATTGAGCAGGTCGAGCGCGGTGAGATCAGCATTGAAGGTTCGCTCAAGGGCTTTCTCGACGACGGCCAGCGCGAACGCGCCATTCGCGAAGTTTCTCTCGCCCGCGACTTCCTCACCAGCTTTTTGGAGGCAGCTAATGCTCACTGACAAACTCCGTGTGTTCAACGATGCCGTGAACATCGCCATTGGCAAGCACGGCAAGAACGCCGCTGCGATCGCCAACGAGGTGATTGAGGCAGCATTCCCCGCGACTGCGGCTGCGGCGTCCAATGAAGGCGCAGATGCCATGCTTCGGCAGGGCGTCATCGCCAAGGTTACCAAGATGCTCAAGACCGAGAACGAGGCTGGGCAGATTGATTTTTGCGACATCGCCGATGACTTCCTGCCCATCGTCAAGCGCTTGCATGGACACAGCCATTACGTGCCCAGCATTGGCGAATACATCCATGTCGGCGCGCTGATTGCGGAGCCGGAACTGTTGGATGAAGCTCGTCGGTTCAAGCGCCAGAAAGGCTTGGAGACAATCGCCGAGGCAGATGTTCTCGACGAACTCTACGCCGCCGTGACGGGGCGCTAAATGATCTACGGCCACCCCGCCCCGTGCCTGGTCACACGTCTGCGCCGCGGTGCGGTGATGGTCGAGCCGCTGCGGTTCATCCCCCTTTCTGAAATTGGTTTGCCCGGAGGGTCGCACCTTGGGCAGCCGGGGGCGGCGGGCCCATACGCCGCCCCCGGCGAACAGATGCGTGCTGTTAGCGCTCCACGCAGCTCGGGCAGCCGGGGTTCGCTCCCTGTCCTGTCTGAGCATCATTTCATTGGATGAGGTCGCAGTTCTCATGCTGCCGACAATATCGAGAGGATTGAACAGGATCATGTGTGACGGTTCCAGAATCGTGCGCGACCGCCAGCGCGCTATCCGCCGGGAAATGGACCGGCGCGGCATCCACCTCAAGATCGTCGCTGCCGACAGCGGGATTTCGCCCTCGTCGATGGCCAGCTATTTCCCTGCCGACGCCAGCGTTGAGCCCGCACAGATGCCGACGGGCGTGCTGTTCACGCTGCTCGAGACGAAGGCCCTGCCCGACGATCTTCTCTCCCTGATGCTGCCTGCCGGCTTCCAGATCGTGCGCGTTCCCGAGGATGTTGACCACGACGAAGCGGCCCAGGCCATGCACGACTATCTGGCGGCCAAGACGGCAGCGCATCACCCCGACAGTCCCGGTGGCCGCGATATCGCCCCGTGCGAGGATGCCGCGCTGCGCACCAAGCTGACGGCAGTGGGGAGTGCGGCGGCATGAGCCTTTCCTCCCACTTCAACGAGACACTGCACAGCATCCGCCAGGGCCTGTTGTTCCCGCTGCCCGCCAAGGCTGAGCGCAAGCCGCGTGAGCGCACCCCCCGCCCCTATCCCGACCTTGAGCCGTCGCAGCGCGCTTTCCGCATCGCTAGGCGCAACAAGGCCATCGAGATCGCTGAGGCGGTCGAGCGCAAGCAGAAGCGCAACGATCTGGTTCGGAGGCTTCGGGGGTGAGCATCACCGTCCATCACGGACAGATGCAAGACTGGCTGGCCGCGTATGACGGCCCGCTGTTCGATTCCTGCGCGACCGATCCGCCTTATCACCTGACTAGCATCGTGAAGCGCTTCGGCAAGGATGGCAGTGCGCCGTGCAAGGCGGGCTCGACAGGTGCCTATGCTCGCGCCTCCAAGGGCTTCATGGGCAAGGAATGGGATGGCGGCGATGTCGCGTTCCGCCCCGAGACATGGCGTGCGGTGTTCGACAAGCTCAAGCCCGGCGCGCATCTGGTGGCGTTTTCCGGTACCCGCACCTTCCACCGCATGGTCTGCGCGATCGAGGATGCCGGATTCGAGATCCGCGACACGATCTGCTGGCACTATGGCAGCGGTTTTCCGAAATCGCATTCAATGCGGTCGATTGAGCGGCCTGAGCTGGGGACCGCGCTCAAGCCCGCAACCGAACTGATCTGCCTCGCCCGCAAGCCGCTGTCGGAAAAGTCGGTCGCGGCCAATGTGCTGCGCTGGGGGACGGGGGCGATCAATATCGATGGGTGTCGCATTGGTACCGACGAGGAGTTGCGCGCTGGCGCATCTAAGCTGTGGAGCCATTATCGCGAGGGCGAGCCATCGGCTGATAAGCGGTACCAGGATCAGGGCTCGACAAACTTCGCTATGAAGCCCGGTCCGCGCGGTGGCGCACCCGAAGGTCGCTGGCCCGCCAACCTGATCCATGACGGCAGCGACGAGGCAATCGAAGGCTTCCCCTCTGAGGCTGGCGCGTTTGCCCCTGTGCGCAAGCGTGGCGCTGACAAGTTCCGCAACACCTATGGCTCATTCGGCGGCAACGTCGACGAAAAGGGCAGCACATTCAAAGGCGACAGCGGCTCTGCAGCCAGGTTCTTCTATTCCGCCAAGGCAGGCCCGCTGGACCGCCTCGGCAGCACGCACGCGACCATCAAGCCCGTCGACCTGATGCGCTGGCTGTGCAGGCTGGTGACGCCACCCGGTGGTCACATCCTCGAGCCGTTCGCCGGGTCCGGCACCACTGGTATCGCCGCCATGGCCGAGCAGATGTCCTGCACCATGATCGAGATGGAGGCCGACCACGTTGCCGACATCGAGCGAAAACTGGCGATCCTGCGCGGTGAAAGCGCAGGCCTGATCGAGCAGCACCTCAACGCGCGCCGGACTGAGCCGGTCGAGACGCTTGGAGGGCTGTTCGCATGACCAAGAAATCCCACGCCGGGGCAGCGGCGACAAAGAATGGCTCGGGCGCTTCATCCCGAGCAGACCGATGGGACGCACGGGGCCGTCTTCTCCCCAGCGAACGACAACTCGCAAGTGCGCGGTTTCAAGCCATTCCTGCCCACCCCTCCACACGATGAAAGGTAATTGATCATGGCAAGAGCAGCAGCCGCAGCCGTCGATGGCGAGGTTCCGAAGCACGATTTCGCCCTCGCTGTCCGCATCTACCGGCAGGACATCAAGCGGGCGGCGTCGAAGGTCGGCGAGTTCGCGCAGGAACTCAGCACGGCGTTCAAGACGATCAAGAAGAACGCCAACATTCAGCCCTCGGCCGCGAAACTGGCATTCAAGCTGGACGACATGGAGGAATCGAAGCGCGACGACTTCCTGCGCAGCCTCAACGGCCTGCTCAAGGAACTCAACATCCACATGCCTTCCGATCTGGTCGACCAGGCCGAGGGCAAGGAACGCGAGCCGGTGATCCCGCGCCGCACCCGCCCCAACCTCGCCGCGGTTCCGCTGAGCGACGGCAAGGACGAAGATCTGGCGGACGGCGAAGAATGACCATTCTGGCGCTTGACCTGTCCAAGCGTTCGACCGGGTATGCGGTGTTCGGCGAAGGCCTGAGCACCGCATATTTCGGGCATTGGGTGCTCGGGAGTGAATTCACGTCCCGCGGCAAGACCTATTGCAAGCTCTGGGACAGTCTCGACGAACTCTACCAGCTTCACCGCATTGAACACCTCTATTTCGAGGAGCCGATGCACGCCGCCACCATGCAGGGCGGCACCAATATCGACAGCCTGCGCGTGCTCGCCGGCCTCGCTGCCCATGCCGAAAGCTGGGCCGATGGCATGGGCTTGAGGTCCGTGCAGGCCGTCAACGTCTCAACCTGGCGCAAGCATTTCATCGGATCGCAGAAGCGTGGATCGAAGCGCGCCACCCTCAAGAGCCTGACCATGGAACGATGCAACCAGCTGGGGTTCAAGCCTCGGCGCGATGACGAGGCCGACGCTCTCGGCATTCTCGATTACGGCTGCGAACTGCGCGGCGTGCTGCCCCCTTGGCGCGCGAATGAGGTTTTGCGCCCGCCGCTGGGGAGGGTGTGATGGCCAGCCACCCCCTGCCCCGCCGTGAAATCATCCGCGCCCAGATGGAATCGCACGGCGTCCGATCGTGCAACGCCAGCGCGTCAATCGCCTCTGTCGAGGCCAAGCCCAAGGCCATGGAGCGCTATGGCAGCGTCCGCTCGGCTATCCTGGCCCTGCATAAGACCGGGATGAAGCCGATCGACATATCTCGCCAGCTCAGGTGCGACTATAGCTATGCCCTGCGCGTCATCCGCATCGAGACGCCAGGCGCGGTGCCGCAGAACACTCACAGCCGCAAACCGACGCTCGGCTATCCGTCGCGCAAGGACGCTATCCTTGCTCTGCACGATCAGGGTAAGCGCACCGCCGACATCGCCCTGATGCTCGGCAAGTCGCAGTCTTATGTCGCGGGTGTGTTGTCAGAGGCAGCGCGGACCCGGCGCAATCTTCCCGATCACGTCGTCATCGGCCTGAATACGCTCAACGCTCTGAGGCCCGCAGCCGTAAGGCGCGGCTTGACGCCCAAGGAACTCTGCCAGCGCCTTATCGAGGTCATCGCCACAGATGGCGACCTAGTGCGGGCAGTGCTCGACGATCAGGAGGATCTGGCAGCATGAGGAACCGCTACACCAACCAGCCCGATCCCGAATGGCAGCGCCAGACCGCCCTGCGCAGGATCGACGAGGCCCGGCAGGGCTACATCAAGGCCGGGCGTCCGGTGCCCCCTGACAGCCATCTCGCCAATATCGGTGCCGGCTATGTCGGGGTGACCGATGCCCAGGTGCTGCGCTGGATGAAGGGCGAGAAATGAGCGACAAGGCCCTGATAGCGCCCGAGGCGGAAGCCGCCATCCTTGGCGCGATGATGATCAACAATTCGCTGATCGACAAGGCATCCGACCGGATCAGCGGCCGCGATTTCGGCGAAGGCATCCATGCCGAACTGTTCGAGCGCGCCTCGCTGATGTATGCCAGCGGCAAGCCGGTCAACCCGGTGAGCTTGTCCCCGTTCTTTCGCGAGAACACCGCACTCGCCGATTTGGGTGGCTTGCCCTATCTCGCCAAGCTTACCGCCGACAGCACGGGCATCCTCGCCTTCGACACGTTCCTCGAACAGGTCCAAGACATGGCGCGCCGCCGCAAGACGCTCGCCGCGCTGGACGAAGCGAGAGCCGCCACGATCGACCTCGGCAAGACAGACCGTGACGTTGCCGCAGCCGTCGAGAATGCCGTCCAAATCAGCGGCGGCGGGACCGACATCACCGAGATATCCGCCGCTGGTGCAGTGCGAGCCTTGTTCGAGAGCTATGAGGGGCAGATCGAGGGCGTGCGCTGCGGCTGCATTCCCGAGCTGGATGACCTGTTCGGCACGATCCGCCGCAAGCAGATGGTTATCCTCGGCGGCAGACCGGGCATGGGCAAAACCGCCCTTGCAATCTCCTACGCGGCCGGCGCGGCCAAGCAGGGGCATGGGGTCCTGTTCGTCAGTCTCGAAATGGGCGCGACAGAGCTTGCCGGGCGGCTGCTGGCCAACTGGTCCTATGACAGCAACCCGATTCCCTATGCCGCCATTCAGGACGGTCGCCTGACCGCCGAGGACCGCCACCGCCTACGCAGTTACCAGGCCCAGATCGAGAAGATACCGCTCCAGATCGTCGACGCCAGCAGCATGACCGTCGGACGCCTCAACATGCTCGTTCGCCGCTGGAAACGCCGGTTCGAGGCGCGCGGCCAATCGCTGGATCTCGTCATTGTCGATTACCTGCAGCTGCTGCGCTCTGATCGCTCGGGGCAAAAGCGGTATGAGGAGGTCACTGATGTTTCGATGGCCATCAAGGGCATGGCGAAAGAGCATGATGTCGGCCTGATGGTCCTTGCCCAGCTGAACCGAGAGGTCGAGCAGCGCGACGACAAGACGCCGCGCCGCGCCGATCTCAGGGACAGCGGGCAGCTTGAGCAGGACGCCGACATGATCCTGTTCGTGATGCGCGAGGCTTACTACCACGCCCAGAAAAAGCCGCCCAAGGACACGGCGGGCTGGCACGAATGGATGGCCACCGAGGAGGTCATCAAGGACAAGATCGACTTCATCCTCGCCAAGCGCCGCAACGGCCCTGAGGGCACCGCAGTCGGCACGTTTTCAGGTCAATACCAAGCAGTCAGGGGCAGCAAATGAGCCGCATCAGATCCGTGCATCCAGGGCTTTGGACAGACGAGCAATTCGTCTCGCTCAGCCCCATGGCGCGCCTCTTATTTATCGGAATATGGAACGAGTGCGACGACAAGGGCTCGTTTATCTGGTCCCCGATCCAGCTTAAAATGCGCTTATTTGCCGCCGATAACGTCGATGTCGCATCCTTATTAAGCGAACTGGTCGCGGTTGGCGTCGTTATCCAATACGAAATAAGCGGTAAATCCTATGGCGCAGTAAGGAATTTCTGCAAGTTCCAGCGGCCCAAGAAGCCGAATGACGTTTATCCGCAAACCCCGGAAATCAGGGCGTTTTGCGGAGATAATGGGGAAGCGAAGCCTGCTAAAAATAAGGATGTTCCGAACCAGTTACCCACTGGTGGGGAAAATCATTCGCAGATGGAGGATGGAGGAGGGAGGATGGAGGAGGGAGAGGAGAACCCCCCTTCCCCCCAGAAACCAGATCCGGTTCCTTATTCCGAAATCCAGACCCGCTGGAACACCATTGCCGCCAAGCATGGCCTGCCGCTCTGCCAGCGCATGACCGAACCTCGGCGCAAGGCGATCAAGGCGCGCTTCGGCGAAAGCGGGATGGAGGGGATCGTCCAGGCTTTCGATGCGATCGAGCAGTCCGATTTCTGCCTTGGGCTCAAGACCGATTTCCGGGCCGATTTCGATTTCGTGTTCCAAGCCAAGAGCTTCACCCGCCTGATCGAGGGGTCCTATGCGGGCCGCGCTAACGGCTCGGGCGGCAATCGCCGTTCACCCGGCACATTCGGCAGATCCGATATCGACCGACTGGAAGCCAAATACGGGAAAATTCTCTGATGACCCTCTCCCGAACCTCCCTCACCGGACACGCCGCCTCGATGCGCGATCCCAGCCCGGAAGCCGCTCGCCGGGAAGCCAAGCGCGCGTTCCACGACAGCGAGGGCAAGATCATCCTCATCAACACCGACTGGCTGACCGGCTGGGGTGACCGCCAGCAAGCGATCCTCCTCGGCGAGAAGCTGCACGGCAAGCGGAGTGCGAAGTGATGGGCACCCGCGTAAGCCCCAGCAGCGAAGCCCGCCGCGTCGCCGCGATCCTCGCCCGTGACGAAGCCGACCGCATCGCGGAACAGTCCCGCGCCGATGCCGAGCGGAATATCCGGCTCGGCCTGCCCGCGAACGAGGCTGACCTCATCATCCCGCCCACGCCCGAATGGATCGCCCAGTGCAGAGCTGATCCAGAAACGGATGAGGATGGCGACCATACCGAGTGGGGCGGCAAGTCCGACGCCATCCCCTATCGCCCGCGCCATGACGGCCAGTGGGCATCGCTCAGCGAAGGAATCACCACGATGCGCCGCGTGCTCACCCCGATCGCCACCCGGCTCCACCGCGCCGGAAAGCTCAACGACGAACAGCTGAGCGCCTGCACCTGGTATCGCCGGACCTATGACGAGGCGGGGCTCGAGGGCGCGATGCCCGGCACCGATTTCCTGAAAGAGGTGTGGACCGCACCGCAGTCGAGGGGCATGAACTTCACCGAGGAGCAGGTCGCCGCGCAGGAACAGTTGCGCCAGGCGCGCGCCGCGATGCCGAGCGCCTTCGTCAAGTTCTTCGAGGCGGTGATCCTCTACGACATCCCGGTCAAGCGTGCTGCCCGAGCGCATAAATGTCGCTTCCGACATGAGGTTCAATGTTTGCGTGATTGCGCAACATCAGTCTCTAACTATCTGGAAACGCTGGAAGAAATGCAGCGGAAACTGAACGAGGCGCTGGGTGAATAATTCAGTTATTGACGATGCGACCCGTTTCGGGGCATATCTCACACCGTTGAAATCGCGTCTTGAGACGAAAGCCTGTCCTTCGGGGCGGGCTTTTTTTGTGCGCGAAGCCCGGAAAACCTGATCGATGCCCCGCACGGTCCTCAACCCCCAAGCCCGGTTGACGCAGCTTCGCATCGCGAAGAAGCGCGCCGACGCGCACCCGGTCAAGGCGACGCTCACCGCCGAGCCGATGGCGAAACTGCTCGGCGTGTCCTGGCAGGGCGCGCTGCGGCGATGGTGCAACGAGCTGCCAGGTTTCGAGCAGTCCGGCTGCTTCGTCCGCGGCGGCCAAGGCATCGAGTGGACGTTCAAGGTCCGCCGAACGACCGACTGGCTGATCCGGCATTTCGAGCGCGAGGAGCAGGCGCTCAAGGACAAGTCGCGGCGCACCGAGAAAGTCCTCGGCCTGCCCGATGGCATGATGCCCGATGGCTACACGCTGATCGAGGTCGATAAGTCGATGGCGATCTACCAGAAGATCGCCGAGCAGAAGCGCGAGGCAGGTCTGTGGGTGCCGCGCGAGCATGTCGAGAACATCCTGCGCGAGGTTCTGGTAGCTGCCCGCGATCATTGTCTCGGCGTCATCGGCGTCGCCGATCCCAACGGGGTGTTCCCCCCGGAGATTCGAGACAAGGTCGAGCGCGCGACGGTCGCCCAGGCGGCTGCATTCGCGCAACGATGCGAGGAAATAAGCCGATCCCATGAAGGTCCTGTCCCCGGATGAACTGATGGCTGAGGTCACCGATCTCAGCAGCGGGCAGCATCTGGCCAGCGGCTATTCCGTTCTTGCGGGCCTTCTCGATTTTGCCCGGCCACCCGAGGCGATATCCACGGTGCGCTGCGCCGAGCAATACCGGAAGCTGAAAACCCCGCGCGGGACCGGCACGATCCTGTGGTCGCGTGAGCTGACGCCTTACATGGTCGGCATCATGGACGCGCTCGACGATCCGACCGTCGAGGAGGTCATCGTGCCGAAGCCGGGGCGCTGTGGCGGCACGGTCGCGTTCGAGAATTACGCCTTCAAGCTGATGCGGTTCGGCCCCATGACCGACATCGGCTGGTATCTGAAAGCCGACAACCAGGTCGACAAATATTGCGACCGCGAATGGCGCTACCTGTTCGAGCTCCATCCCGAGATTCAGGCCAAGATCGGGGCGGGCCGCAGCGACAACAACAAGTCCCGCAAGCGCGTCGCGGGCCGCATCTTCGAGGTGCAGGCCGCGATCCCTGCGAACTTCACCAACGTCCAGTATGGCCTGATGGTCGGGGACGAGATCGACAGCTATTCGCCGACTATCCGCCGTTCGTTCAAGGAGCAGGCCCGTGTTCGCGGCCGCGCACTCGGCAGCCAGCGCAAGGTCGGGATGACCAGCCACCCCGATGGCGGCTGGGCCGAGGGAATCGCCGAGGGCTGGGTCGGGTCATCGCGCGGGATCTACGTCTGGCCCTGCGAGAATTGCGGGATGTGGTCGTCGCCCTTCCCGACGAAATATTGGCCCGAGGTGCCGCGCGCCGAACTGACCTATGAGCGGCCCGGCGACGGCGCCACCAAGGACGAGCGGGTCGAGATGGCGAAGGCAACAGCGGAACTGACCTGCCCGCACTGCGGCGGCGGCCTGGACGACAAGCAGCGCCACCGCATGATCGATGCTGGTGTCTGGATGCACCGCGGCCAATCGCTCGATGTCGAGATCGGCGTCTGCGGCGAGGCCGAACCGAACCGGGCGCGCGGCTTCTGGATCCACGGCACGATGTCGAAAATGATATCGAACGCCGAGCTGGCCGAGGAGTATGAGGGCGCGCTCGCCGAGTTCGACGCGACGAAGAAGCCGCAGAAGCTGCGCGAGGTCACCGCGAAGGTGCTGGGCGAGCCCTATGAGGGATCGGGCAGCGGTGCCAAGCTCGACGGGGCGGCACTGGTCCAGCGTCGCAAGGAACTGGACACGGCGGGCGGCGGCTTCGCCATCGGGGAATTTCCGACCGGGGCGCTGTTCGCAACGCAGGCGATCGATGTCGGGCACAACAAGTTCGATATCGGCATCTGGGCCTGGGACGCAGAGGGGCGGTCCTGGCTGGTTGAGCGGAAAACCATTCGCCAGCGCGTCTGGCCCGATCTGCAACTGCGCGACATCCGCCCGGTCGAGAACATCCTCGACTGGCAGGTGCTGGTGCCGGAAATCGACCGGCTGCTGCCGATGCAGGCGCAACCGGGCATGGCCATGCCGATCGCGGTCACGCTGATCGACAGCGGCGACGGCAACGTGACGTGGAAGGCTTACGAGTTCTGCCGGCAGATGGCGTCCCGCAAGTGGGGCGGTTTCAGCCGGGTCAAGGCGATCAAGGGCAATTCGTCACCGAAAGCGCCCGAGGTTCCGGTATCGGGCCTGCGCATCTCGAAAGACGAGCGCGGCGCGCCGGTCAACCCGGAGATCCTGATGTTCACGCTCGGGGTCCATCAGCTGCGCGAGAAATCGCTGGCCCGGCTCGAAACCGAGGACGGCGGGCCCGGCGAGTGCTTCTTCGCCAACGGGGTGAGCCGCAAGGCGCTGGACGAGTTTTTCGGCGAGCGCCTGATCGACGGAAAATGGGTCAGGACCGGCGACAACGAGACGCTGGACCTGTTCGGATATGCCGAGGCCGGGAGGCAGATGCTCAACCCGGATCGGCCTGGCATCAACTGGTCTTCGCCACCGCCTTGGGCGAAGCCGGTTCCTCTTTCTCGGAAGGGAGGTGATCACGCGGTCGAGGCCAATCGGCAGGCTGAAAAGCCGGTCGACAATCAGATGACGCTGCTCGAGCGGTTTGCTCGGCTCAACGAAGGGAATTGATGAATGGCATCGCTCGCTCAACTCCAGACCTGGCTGACGGAGGCCGAAGCGGCCCGCCACAGCCTCGCGCTGGGCGAGCAGGTTGCCGAGGTGTGGAAGGACGGCCGCCGCGTGACCTATACGCAGGCGCGGCTTCCTGATCTGGACGCCTATATCAAGACGCTGCAGCGCGATATCCAGCAGGCGACTGCTCTGGCGGAGGGCAGGCCGCGGCGCAGCGCGATCGGGTTTCATTTCGGATGAGCATGATCTCGAGCGCGTCGGCGCTGCTGGGCAAGATGGGAGCGTTTCTGGGCTGGGGCGGCGCCGGTCAGGCCTATGAGGCTGGCACCCGACACATGCCGGAAAACAGCAGCTGGGCGCCGAGCATCAATTCCGGCGATGACGAGGTTCTGGTCCATCGCGACGAAATCGTTGCCCGCGCGCGCGACCTGATCCGCAACAACGGCTTCATCTCCGGCGGCATGGACCGCCGGGTCGAGGCGGTCATCGGCAGCAAGATCAGGCTGAAATGCCAGCCCGCCTATGCCGCGATGGGACGCGACACCGACTGGTCGTTCAACTGGTCGCAGGCGGTGCAGCAGGCATGGTCGGTCTATACGATGGACTTCGCGCGATTCTGCGACGCAGAGCAGATCAAGACGTTCGGCATGATCGTCAACACCGCCTATCGGCACTATTTCATCGATGGCGAGGCGCTGGCCCTGGTCGAGGATATCGAGCGCGGCGGCAAATATTCGACCACGCTGCGCCTGATCGATTCCGACCGGCTGAGCAACCCGAACGGCTTGCCCGACCATCACATTCTCACCAATGGCAACCGTCTCGTCGGCGGCGTCGAACTGGACCGCTACAACGCGCCGGTCGCCTATCACATCCGGGTCACGCATCCGCATGATCCGGCCCCGACCGTCGACAAGTTCCGTTGGGACCGCATTCCGCGCTTCGGCGCCACGGGCCGCCCGCGCGTGATCCATACCTATCACGCCAAGCGGGCCGAGGTGCGCCGCGGTATCAGCCAGCTCGCCGAGATCATCATCGCGAGCAAGCAGATGGACCGGATGGACAAGGCGACGGTGAGCGCGGCGCTGCTGCAGACCATCATGGCGCTGTTCATCACCAGCCCGGCGCCGACCGAGGAGGTCGCGGAGGCTGTTGCACCGATCGAGACTGGCGCGAGCGCGGGCTATCTCGATAACCTTCTGAGCTTCCGCGAGAAGAACAAGGTCCGCATCGGCTCCGAGGTTCAGGGCATCCACGGGTTCCCTGGCGAGAAATTCGAGTTCAAGGCACCGACGCACCCGCACAACAATTTCGAGGCCTTCATGGCGCAGATGCTGCGCAAGATCGCCTCGACCTTCGGCCTGTCCTATCCGCAGCTTTCGCAGGACTGGGCGGGCATCAACTATTCCAGCGCGCGCACGCTGCTCAACGAGATCTGGCGCGGCCTGCTCGACGACCGGCATGTGTTCACGCAGATGTTCTGCACGCCGTTCTATGCCGCCTGGCTCGAGGAGGCGATCGTGCTGCGCAAGACGATCACGCTGCCCGGCGGGCCGATGAGCTTCTATCGCTGGCGTGCCGAGCTGACCATGTGCGACTGGATGGGCCCAGGCCGCGGCACCGTCGATCCGAAGAAGGAGCAGGAAGCCGCTTCGCTCGCCATCGCCGGCAACCGCAGCAGCGACGCTCGCGAAGCCGAGGCGCAGGGGCTGGACTTCTACACCGTCTATGAGGAGCTGGCCTACGAGAAGCGGCTGCGCGAGCGGCTGGGCATCTCGGATGCCGATAACGCGGTGCCGACTGGTCCCGGTCGCCCCGCCGACAACAGCAACGACGAAGCCGACGCCCGCGAGATGGAGGGGGCTGACCAATGAAGACCAACCCTCGCCAGCCCGCGCATTTCGCCCAGATCGCGCAGCGCCTGTTCAACGTCCCGCTCGCGATCGAGCCGAGCAAGGCCGAGATCATCTGTGCAGCGCTTCACCAGCGGCTCGGCATCCTCAAGGTCGAGCGCCTGGACAGCACCGTGATGGGTGTGGTCGACATGAAATCCATGGTCGATGATGCCTATCGCCAGGGTCGCAGCGACAAGGTGTTTCATATCGACAGCGGCGTCGCGGTCATCCCGATCACGGGCACGCTGCTGCATCGCTATGGAGCGCTTGATCCCTGGTCAGGCTGCACCGGGTATGACGGCATCGCCCGGAAACTGCGCGCCGCGCTGAGCGACAACGATGTCAGTGCGATCTGGCTCGATATCGATAGCCCCGGCGGCGAGGTCGCGGGTCTGTTCGCTCTGGTCCGCGAGATTGCCATGTCGACGCAGAGCGAGACGGGCGGCAAGCCGATCTGGGCCTATGCCAACGAAATGGCGTGCTCGGCGGCCTATGCCATCGCATCGGTCTGCGACCGGGTTTATGCCCCGAAAGAGGCAATAGTCGGCTCGATCGGCTCGATCATCATGCACACCGATTTCAGCGAGATGCTGGACGAAAACGGCATCAAGGTGACCATGATCCGCGGCGGCGAGCGCAAGGCGCGCGGCGGGCCGTATGAAGCGCTCGACGATGTGACGCTGAACAAGCTGCTCGATGCAGTGGAGAAAACTCGCGTCGAGTTCGCCAGCTATGTCGCCATGGGCCGCAATCTCGATGTCGATGCCATTCTGGCCACCGAGGCCGACTGGTTCGACGGCGAGGAAGCCGATGACCTCGGCCTGATCGATGGCGTCGGCGATGAACGTGAAATCTGGGACCGCCTGATGCGGACCCTCAAACGGTCAATCTGACCACCACATATCCGAAAGGAAAGAATATGAGCACGTCGCGTTTCGCGCCGCTGGCGAAGGTTGGCCAGGTTTCGGCCGATGCTATCGCAAGCGCAATTGCCAGCATGTCTGCCGATGACCTCAAGGGCGCGCTGAGCGCCGAACAGCTGGCCGCGCTGGCCCCTGCCCCCACCCCCGCCGCCTCGGAAGATGCCGGCGACAAGCCCAAGAAGATGAAGGGCAAGGGCAAGAAGGACAAGATGGAGTCCGAGGACGCCGAGTATGACGACGAGGACGAGATGGAGGCCAGCGCTGCCGACACCGCCCCGCTCGCCACGGCCGCCGAGATCGGCAACGCCTTCATGGCGGTGTTCCCGAGCGCCAGTGCGTCGCAGATCCTCGCCTGCATCTCGATCACCGACCGCGCCAAGGCCGCCGCGCCTGCGGTTGCCAGCGAGCCCGATGAAGGCACCGCCGAACTCGCTGCACTGATCAAGCACAACGCCACGAATCTCGATGCTGGTGGCGGCGAGGCTCCGAAGGCCAAGAACCACGGCTGGGACGATATCCACGCCGAAGTCCGTCAACTGCGCGGCCACTGAGCGCCGACGCCCGAACTCCTGACGAAAGGAAATACCCATGCCCGTTTTCAATGAACCGATCCGCCCTTGCGAATCGCTGGTCAGCGAAGCCGCTGGCGAGCGTTCGCGCGAAGCGATTACCGTCGGCGCCACTGCCATCACCGCCTGCATGGTGCTCGGTGCCACGCTCGGCGCCGCGACCGCAGCAGTAAAGGCTGGTGGCAACACCGGCAACGGCACCTTCACGATCGATGCCAGCACGCCGACGCTGGCTGGCGCGAAGCCGGGCGTCTATCGCCTGCGCTGCATCGCGGCGGCTGCGAACGGCGGCACGTTCCGTCTCGAAGACCCTGACGGCATCGTTCTTGGCGACACCGTGATGGCGGCCGGTGCTGCGACCGTCTCCGAGCACATCCGCGGCGCGCTCGCCGATGGCTCCAGCGACTTCATTGTCGGCGACGGCTTCGACATCACCGTGCCCGCTACGTTCACCTATGGCCCGCTCAACCTGGCGGCAACCACCGGCCTGAGCGTCGCCGCTGGCATCTCCTATGGCAACTATGCGGCATCGGGCCGCGGCGTGGCATTCGTCCGCGACTGCGAGCACAACGCCGACATCGTTGTCTGGCCCGCCGGCATCACCAGCGACCAGCGCGCGCTGGCCACCCGTCAACTCGCTGCGCTGGGCATCATCCTGCGCTGATCCATTGCAGACCGTCGCGCTGAGGGCGTCGAGGCACAGCTTCGGCGCCCTTTTTGCGTCCGGCTGAAACCCACGAAAGGAATCTTCCCATGATCACCATGGACATTTTCAACCAGGACGCATTCTCGGCGATCTCGCTGACCGAGGCAGTGCGTCGTTCGCAGACCATCCCCGGCCTGATCGGCAGCCTGAACCTGTTCACCCCGGTCCCTGTCCGCACCCGCCTTGTGGCGGTCGAGCAGAAGGCGCAGACCCTGCGCATCGTCCAGACCAGCGAGCCGGGCGCGCCGCGCACCCGCCGCAGCCTGGACAAGGCCCGCATCGTCGACCTGCGCGTGCGCCGCATCGAGGAAGCAAGCCGCCTGACCGCCGAGGAAATCCAGGGCATCCGCGCTTTCGGTTCGGAAACCGAGCTTAAGACCATGCAGATGGAAGTCGCCGAGCGTCAGCAGACGGTCATCGACGACCTTTCCGCCACGGTCGAGCGCCTGCGCCTGTCCTGCATCAACGGCGTGCTGGTCGATGCCGACAACTCGACGATCTACGACTATTACAGCACGTTCGGCTTCACTGCCGCCAGCCAGATCGCGTTCAACTGGGCATCGCGGACGCAGTGCAAGCAGTTCGTCGCGAACAATGTCACGCGCCCGATCATCCGCGCGCTGGGCGGCATTGCCCCTCCGGGTATGCGCATCGTCGCGCTCTGCGGCGACGATTTCTTCGACCTGCTGCAGGAAAACGCGGAATACCGCGCGACCTATCTGAACACCGAGCGCGCGAGCGACCTGCTCAAGAACACCGTGTTCCAGTCGATCGAAGCCTGGGGTGTCACCTGGATCAACTATCGCGGCACCGACGACAACTCGACCGTCGCGATCCCGACCGCGCAGGCCCGGTTCTTCCCGGTCGGCGTGCGCGGCCTGTTTCAGGAGGCGTTCGCTCCGGCCCCGACTTTCAGCCTCGTCAACACCCGCGGCCAGGAATGGTATTCGCGCATCGTGGTCGACAAGGACCGCGAAGAATGGGCCGATATTGAGGTCGAATCGCACCGCCTGCCGATCTGCACCCGTCCCGAAACGCTGCTGTCGGGCCGCGCAGGCACCTGATCGCACTGACCTGAAACCGGGGCGGGCCTGATGGCTCGCCCCATAGGCATGGAGCCTCCCCCATGAAATTGATCCGCTGCATGGCCCTCCGGGCATTCACCCAGTTCGTTCCCGGCTTCGGCCAGGTCCACGGCGATCCCGACAATCAGGATGAAGCCGTCCAGTTCCCGATGGTGCCGGAAAGCCACGTCGATTTGCTGGTCGATGAAGGCAAAATCGAAGCGCCCGAGGATGAGCCCGTCGCGCCCGAGCCGGTCCCTGCACCGCGCGCCAAGCGAGGCAAGTCCAAGCCCGCCGCCGAGCCCGAAGGCGACGCGCCCGCCGACGAAGGCGAAACCGCAACCGAAGACGCCGCGCCCGTCTGATGGCCCGCGCCACGCTGGACGAGCTCGATGATCGCATGAACGCCACCGCGTCCGCGATCCTCGGCTCGCCCATCACCTATACCGTGTTCGGAGAGGCCGCGCAGACGCTGCGGGCCCATGTCACCTATCCCGATGCCGAGGTCGATTTCAACAGCGGCTCGGCGATCCTGCAGGACATCACCGTCGAGATCGACAAGGCGATCCTGCCCGTGAAGCCGAAGCGCGACCACACGGTCGAATTGCCCAAGGCCCCAGGCAGGGTCTGGAACCCGCATGGCGTGCTCAGCAGCCGCAGCGGCGACCAGTGGGTGTTCCGCCTGAAAGAGGTGCGCAATGCCTGACACCGCCCTTGCCAAGGCCGAGGACGCGCTCAAGGCGCTGTTCGAGGCCTATGCGCCGCTCGAGGGCGTGACGTTCCACACCGCGCGCTCGCCGGACGAGGCCTTCGACGAGGAAGACCTTGAGGCTGGAGCGCAGGTGCTGATCCTGACCGATAGCTTCGAGTTCGACCACGATGAATCGCAGGGACAGACCCAGGTTGACGCCTTGCTGATCTGCGAGGTGATCGAGCTTTCGTCGAGCGCGGGCATCGTGACCCGCAATACCCAGGAGGTCATCGCTCACATGATCGCCGCGATCCATGCCGACCGCACGCTCGGCGGCAGGCTCGAGGATCTCGAGGAGCAGGATGTTGCCCCATCGGGCCGCAACGGTGTCGACGCCTCGGCCTGCTCGCTGCTGCTCAAGACCGTTTTCTACACGCCGCGAGGCGACCTGTTCACCATCGTCGGCCCCGGTGGGCTGACCTTCTAACCACAAGGACATCGCAATGGCCCGCTCCAACGCCGCCCCGGCGAATACTCCCGCTTGCCCGCCGCTTCCGCCCGGCTTTGTCGATTTCGATGCGCTCCACGCCGCCGCCCTTGAAGGCAAGGACCTGGCCGCCGTGATCGCCCCGCCTGCCGAAGCCGCCCAGGCCCCCGCCCCTGAGCCGGACGCCGCCGAGTAATCGGCCCGACCCCCTCGATCTGAAAGGAAGCCATCATGGCCCTGAAAGCCAACAATACCTGCGTGGCGCTCAAGCTGCAGGAATCGGTCGACACCTTTTCCAGCCCCAGCTCGACCACCGACGTTCTGCCCGTGTCGCAGCTGGCGTTCTCGATCGCTGGCGTGACCATCGCCAATGACGAATATACCGGCTCGGAAGCCAAGAACGGCGCCGAGGTGTCGGGTAAGAACGCGACGCTTTCCTATCGCGTCAAGATCCGCCCGCCCGGCGGTTCTGCCGTTCCCAATGCTGGCGAGTTTCTGCTCGGCCGCATTCTGGTCGCTGCAAAGATGACCGAGAACCGGATTGGCACCGCTGTTCCGGCATCGGCCGAGGCTCTGGGCAGCGGCTCGACAACGACCGCCGCCGTTCTGGGCTCTGGCGCTGCGGGCACTGCCAACCTCTACAAGGGCCTCGCCCTGACGCTGGCTGGCCTCGGCAGCAACACCCGCTCGCGCCTGACCGCCATCCGCTCCTACGCGGCGAACAAGACTGCGGTGATCATGGAAACCGCCGGCTCAACCATCAGCGGCAACTACCAGATCCCGACCCAGCTGAGCTATCAGCGCAGCGTCGTGGCCGGTGACGCGCCGTTCGCTTCGCAGCGCATCTGGCTCGACGGCCACCGCTACGATCTGGTCAACTGCGTGCTGACCTCGCTGCGCATCGTCATCCCGGCGAGCACCCGCGAGGCTGCGGCCTTCCCCGAACTCGAAGTCAGCTGGGCGGTCACCATCTTCGACGATGACGACGAAGCCACGCCGGTCGTTCCCTCGCTGGGCCCGACGCCGAAATGGCGCGACGGCAAGTTCTTCATGGGCGGCCGCGCGACGCCGGGCTCGAACCTCACGCTCGATAGCGGCCTGAGCGTCGGCTATCCGCCGAACCCGAACAAGGAAGAAGGCAACGACGCGCCGCAGCTGATCGAGGCGACGGCATCGCTGACCTTTGAGCGGCACCACAGCCTCAAGGCGGTTGTCGACCATCTCGCCCAGGCCGATGCGCAGGCGCAGCACAGCGTCTTTGCGCAGTGGGGCTATACCGCTGGCGGCATCGTCCAGCTGGTCGTGCCCGACGCGCGGTTCAACTATGCCTCGCCGAACCTCGGCGGCGGCTTCATCACCGAGTCCGGCGATATGTTCATCGACGCGCTCGACAAGGGCTTCTGCCTGAACTTCCCCTACCCGGCCTGATCGGCCCGATAACCCTCCAGCCCCCCGGAGATTTCCATGTCTGACCCGATTCCTGCGGAGTCGAGCGAAACGCTCGTCTTCACGCCGCCCCAGCTTGAGGCGAAGATGGAGAACCCGCCGCGGTTCCGCCTGCGCGCAGTCGAGATGCGCGAGAAGCGCTTCTTTGATCGGCTGATGATCGAGGAGGGTGTGCGCCAGCACAGCACCGATGCCTTCCGCGCCGAGATCCTGCGCGGCATTGAGGCGACCGCGACGCCGGAGAACGCCGCCGAACTGGAACCGCGCCTCAAGGCTTTCTGGGAAGCACTGGACGATCACACCAAGGAACAGGCCGACCTCCCCTCCGATCAACGAACCGCGTTCGAGCATCCCGACAAGGACAAGATCGAGACGCTGGGCGAGCGCGTCGCCGACGCATGGCCGCCGCTGCGCCAGATGACCGCGGACAATGCCGATGCAGCCGCGATGCTGCCGCTCATCGCTGTTGCGGTTGCCGTATCGGGCTGGAGCAATCTGGAAGCCCAGTTCGACAAGGACCGGGGGTTCATCACCGTCGATAGCGCGACCAGCGTGATGGATGCCCTGCGCAAGCTCGACGAGCAGCACAATCTCAGCCCGGGCCTGTCCTGGCTGCAGCTGACCACCAAGGCGCTCGGCCGCATCTTTCTGGACAAGGAACAGGAAAAAAACTCCGCATCGCCGTCGCCATCCAGCAGTCCCCCGTCGAATACGAAGACGGATGGCACGGGCTCACCAGATGGTCAGTCCCCGGAGTCGACGGCGAATTCGACCGAAACCCCAAGCACCTGATCGGCGACGCCGAATGGAACGTGCTCTCCCTCTACAACCGCTGCGACATGGGCATGGCGGGCAGGGTCTGGCCGGACGGCAGATCACTGCTCGACCAGCCCTGTCTGCTGGTGCAGGCCTTCGACGTGATCTCGTCGGCGCGCGCGGTCGTGAAGAAGGCGCTCGACGGTGATTAGCGCCAAGGTCACTGGTCCGCGCGCAGGGCTTGTTGCTGAATATCGCCGCTTTGCCATTCAGCGGTTTGAGAGAGCCGCGATCCTCGCGACGGATAAGGCAGGCGCCAATGCCGTCGGCGAAATTCGCTCCGCAATGGCCGAAGCCCGTCTTGGAAGGCTCGGCCAGGCGATCGGCTATGGATCGTTCAAGAAGCGAAACAAGCCTGTCGAGCGGACGGGCCGCAACGGGTTCCGGGCAAAGGCCTGGGTGTATATCCGTTCGCGCTCGCGCCGCACCCGTGGTGCAATCGAAGCCTATACCCAAGGTGCCGACATCCGCCCGGTGCGTGGACGCTGGCTCTGGATCGCGACCGAGGAAATCAGCCGCCTTGCTGGCAGCAACCGGCAGGGCAAGGGCTTCCGCATGACGCCCGCGCTCTACCGCGCCAACGGGTTCGAGAAGAAGATCGGCCCTTTGGTCGAGATCGAGGGCCAGTCCGGCGCGCCGGTCCTGATCGTTCGCAATGTCGGTGTCAACGCGGCGGGCAAGAAGGGGCAGGCAAGGTCGCTGACCAAGCGCGGCGCGCCTCGAAAGGGCCAGATTGCCGTCGACCAGATTGTCGCCTTTTACGCGATCCCGCGCACCGCGCGCACCGCCCGGGTGGACATCAAGCAAATAGCCGCCGCCGTCCGTGAGGACATGCCCAACCTTATCCGCGCCGCACTCGGCCGGCTGTGAACGAGAGGATTTTGCGTGGCTGACGACCTGCCGTTTGAAATCAATGTCACGTATGGCGATGGCGATGCTTTCAGCCGGTTCGAGCGCGACCTCATCCAGGCCACCGACGGCTTCAAGCGCAAATTCGCCGAGGCTGGCCAGGAGGCGCAGCGCGCGGTCAGCCAGGCCCTTTCGCTTCCCCGCAACAATTTCGGTTCGCTCGACCTCAACGTGCCGCAACTGCGCGCCGCTGCCGCAGCGCAGCAGGCCCGCGCGATCGCTGCGCGCGAGGTGGCGCAGGCGACGGCGCTGGCCGCGAAAGCCGAGGGCGACTATTCCGCGAATGCGCGAGCCGCGATTGCCGCTACTCAGGCGCTCGCGCGCGAGGAGGAGCAGGCCGCCCAGGCCGCGCGCGCCCATGCGGACGCCGCCGAGCAGGTCCAGCGCGCGCTCAATCTGCAGCGCTCGGCTACCGATGCCGTCATCCAGAACACCAGTCGCGGCACAACCGCCACCCGCATCAACACCGAAAGCCAGCGCGCCAATCGCTTCGCCATGATCCAGGCTGGCCAGCAGTTGCAGGACATCACCGTCTCGCTGCAATCGGGCCAGCGCGCGACCACGGTGTTCGCCCAGCAGCTTCCCCAGCTCGCGTTCGCCTTCACCGATGTCGGCGGCAAGGTCGGCGCCTTTGCGCAGTTCCTCGCTGGCCCATGGGGCGTGGCGGTGTTCGGCGCCGTCACCGTGCTCGGCCTGATGATCGAGCGGCTTTTCGATACCGGCGAGGCGGCGAAGAAAGAGGCCAACGGCCTGGACTTCAACATCATGAAGGTCCGAGAGCTCGAAGCGGCCATTCGTGACCTCAATGACGAGAAGGTCAAGGCGCTCCAGACCTCCTATGAAACGGAGCGGCAGGCGATTAAGGAGGCCGAGGCAACGCGCCTTGCCACGATCGAAACTCTCAAGGCCGTCGAGGCGGCGCTCCAGCGGCGGATCGGGACTGCCCCTGCGAGCCGTGTCGGTGTCAGCATCCGCAACATCGAAATCGAGAACCTGAAGAAGGACCTTGAAGCCGCGCGCGCCGCAATTGCGGAAGCGGAACGCGGTGTTCGCGTTGCCCAGCGAGGCGCTGTTGATTCCGCCACGCGCGCCGCGCTTGATCCCGCCACCCGCGCCCAGCGCGAGTATGAGAAGGCGCTGGCTCGCGAGCAGAAGCTTCGCGACGCCAACACCATCTCTGCCGAGGAATATGCCAAGCGCCTAGCCAAGATCACTCGCGCCCGCGATGCCGAGCTTGAGTCTATCCGCGAGATCGAAAAGGTGTCTCGCAGCAGGGGCGCATCCGACCCCGGCGAGACGACGCGCTTCCAGATGCCTGTCGATGGCGGTGTCCGTTCTGCGCCGTTCGGCCAGCAGCGCGGCAACCGGCGTCATGCTGGCGTCGATATTGCTGTGCCGGTGGGCACTGCCGTCCGCGCACCTGCCGCTGGCACGATCATCGAGATCGGCAACGATCCGGGCGGCTATGGCAATTACGTCATCATCGACCACGGCCGCGGCACGAAGACCCGCTACGCGCACCTCTTGCAGACCACGCGCAGCCGTGGCTCTGCTGTTACCGCTGGCGAGGTCTTCGCCCGCTCCGGTGGAGCGCCTGGTGCTCCAGGTTCCAGCAACAGCCGCGGCGCGCATCTCCATTACGAGGTTCTGCGCAACGGCAAGGCCGTCGACCCGATGAAGGGCCTGTTCCCGACCGATTCGCTGAACGTGGCTCGCGAGGCTGAGCAGGCGCTCGAGCAGCTGGCCGGTCGCATCCAGGCCATCCAGAACCGCTTTGACCCTGCCACCAAGGCCGCGAACGACTTTGCCGACGCGCTGGCCACCATCAAGGAAGCCGAGGGTTCGGGCCTGATCTCCGAGCGGGAGTCGTTCGATCTGCAGATCAAGGCGATGGCCGAGCAGTATGGTGAAATGGCGCGCATCCAGCGTGAGACGACTGACCAGTTCATGCGGGCCTTTGAGCCGCAGCAGCTGCGCAGCGCCGCCGAGGAATATGCCGATTACCTCGAGCAGAAATGGGAGGCCGCACAGAGCCGCGCCGCCAACGCCTTTGTCACCGCCGTCGAAACCGCTGATTTCCTGAGCGCCTTGTTTCGTGGCCGTGTCGGTGCGCGGGACGTGTTCAGGCTGATCAATCCGAATGATCGGCGCATCAGGGATGGAGTTTCGGGCACCGCGAGTGGCATTGATCGCTTCCTCTACGGCAAGACCTCGAACTTTCGTGAAATCGCAGAAGGCAAACCTGCCATCCAAGGCGGCTTTATCCAGAGCTACACCAAGGGCATCAACGACCTGAAAGAGGCGTTCGCAGGCTCGCTGGAAAAGGTGCTCGGTAAGGACGCCAGCAAGATCGGCGGCGCGCTTGGCAAGGCCTTTGCTGGCGCTGAAATCGGTGGCATGACCAGCGACTTGCTTGAGGGCCTGGGTGTCCAGAACAGCAAGCTCGGGTCGCAGATCGGCGGGGCCATTGGCTCGGCATTTGGTCCGATCGGCTCCCTTATTGGCTCGGTCATCGGAGGCTTGGGCGTCGAGGCATTGAAGCCTGCAAAGCGCGGCTCTGCGACCATCGGCGGCAGCGGCGGCAATCTCATCATCTCGAGCACGCGCGGCAACAGCCAGTCGCGCATCAAGCAATCGACCCAGACGGCCGATGAGGCGATCACGACTCTCGAGCGCATCGCGCAGGCCCTGGGCGGCACGATCGACGCATCGCGGGGCGCGGTGAGCATTGGCGTTCGCGACAAGAATTTCCGCGTCGACACCAGTGGCCGCGGCATCACCAAGACCAAGAAGGGTGCCGTGGACTTTGGCGATGACAGCGCAGCGGCTATTCGGTTCGCCACGCTGGACCTCATTCAGGACGGCGTGGTGCAGGGCATCCGCGCATCGACGCAGCGCATCCTGCAAAGCGGCAAGGATCTGGAAAGCGCCATCCAGAAGGCGGTCGATTTCCAGAGCGTGTTCGACCGGCTGCAAGAGCGGGTCGATCCCGTTGGCGCCGCGATCACCCGGGTCGAGAAGGAGTTCACCCGCCTGCGCCAGATTTTCGGCGAGGCGGCTGCGAGCGCCGAGGAATATGCCGATCTCGAAAAGCTCTACCAGCTGGAACGGCAGGACGCGATCAAGGAAGCGAACGAGCGGGTGCTTGGGTCGATGCAGTCGCTCTTGGACGATCTCCGCTTTGGCGAGAATGGCCGGTCACTGCGCGATCGCCTCGCCGCCGCTCAGGCCAAGTTCGACCCGCTTCTTGGTCGGGTGCAGGCTGGTGACGTATCGGCCTATGACGACTTTGCAGAGGCGGCGCGCGTGCTGCTCGACATCCAGCGGCAGTTCAGCGGCAGCCAGACCGCGTTCTTCGAGCTGCAGGACAAGATCACGGCCATCACCGCCAAGGTGGTCGAGGGCGGCAACGTCACGTCGATTCTGTCCGGCTCGACGCCGACGGCGCAGCAGCAGGCGCAGCAGGCCTATGATGGCTCGAATGTGGTCAACGCGATCGATCGCCAGACGCAGGAGCTCGCCCGCATCCTGACCCAGGTTGTCGGCGGCACGCTGGTTGCGATCAACGACAACGTTGCGGGAGGTCCGATCACTGGCGGCCGCACTGCCATCCCCGGCTTCTTCGCCCAGGAAATCCGGCAAATCTGACCATGCACGTCCTGATCGAGATCCAGCCCCTCAACAAGAGCACGGGGGCCAGAGAAGCCGTGCGCGTGTCGTCCGCGCAGGACCGGCGCATTACCGGCCTGAGCGGTTCGGTGTGGGTCCCTGCCCTGCTGCAGCCGCCCGTCCTTACCATCCGGCTGTTCGACGGCGATTTCAGTTCGGCGGTCGACCCGGGCAGCGCGACGTTCACGATCAACCTGACCGAGGTGGTCAAGACCTATCCGAACGTGGCCGACTATCTCTGGGCGGGCGCGCCGGTCAGCATCTATGCCGAGGAGCCGGGCACCGCCTGGCCATGGACGCGGCGCTTCGTCGGAAAGGTGAGCCGGTTCGAGAAGGAATCGTCGCGCCTGCAGCTGGTCGCCGAGGTCGATACCGCCGCGCTGGGCAAGGACGTGCTTTCGCTGACCTATGCGGGCACGACCGGGATCGAGGGCGGCGCAGACCTCAAGGACAGGCCGCGCCCCTGGGTGCTGGGCCATGTAAAGGGCATCGAGCCTGTCCAGATCGATGTCGACAATTCGGTGTTTCAGGTCAGCGGCTATGGCCCGATCGGCAGCATCTCGGCGCTGTATGAGCGCGGCTCGAGCTTCGGCGATCCGATGGCCGACCATGCCGATTATGCGGCGCTGGTCGCGGCGACCATCCCGCCCGGGCGCTGGGCGACATGCCTGGCGCAAGGCCTGTTCCGCCTCGGCGCGCCGCCTTTCGGGGTCATCACCGCCGATGTCGAGGGGCACAAGGTCGGCAGCGTGGTGCCGCGCAGGACCGGCGCGATCATCAGGACGGTCGCCGCCGCGATCGGCATCGCATCGGGAAGCATCGATGCGGCGTCCATGGATGCGCTCGACGCCGCCGTGGCGCGCAATGTCGGCATCTACCTGACCGAGCAGGAAACGTTCATCGACTTGGCGCAGCGCATGTGCCTGCCGTGCAACGCCTATTCCGGCATGTCGTGGCAGGGCGAGTTCTTCGCTGTCCGGCCCGTGTTCGGCTCCGCCGCGCTGACACTGCACGGACAGGGCCGAGCCGATCCGCAGGTGCTGCGCATGGTCGAAGGCGGCGTCAACCCGCCGTTCAAGAAGACGATCTTCGGCGCGGACAAGTGCTGGCGCGTGCACTCGACCACGGACATCGCCTATCAGGATATTCTGGTTGACCGCGGGCGCTACCAGGCGGGGGAAACCTATCGCGCGGGCAACATCGTCGACCTCACCGACGGCTCGCGCTGGCTCTACATCGCCGACACCGCGACCTCGGGCAATGCACCGCAGGCTGGCAGCGCGTTCTGGGAGCTGATTTCCGACCAGGTGCAGCCGGTCTATCTCGACGGCACGCCCATGGAGGATTTGAAGCCGGCAGAACCCGGCGCGACCGAGGGCGGGGTCATCCCGACGCCTGGCAGCGGCGTGCCGGGGAATATCAAGGATGAAACCGGGGCTATCCGTGATCCTGGCGAGCTGCTGAACAGCCAGATCGAGCAGACTGCATCGGGCAGGCTCCAGTATCGCCCGTTGCCAGATGCTGATCCGATCATTCTTGGCGAAATCAAGCTGCCCGACCTTGGTGCGGCCAGCCAAGTGGCATTGCGTCAGGCCGAAGACGACATCGACCAAGTAGGCCGCGCGCTCGCAACGGTCCTTGATGAAGCGTCACGCACGCGCGAGACGCTGAGAGACGCAGGTTTCTACGTCGATCCAGCAAACGGGCAAATCCGTATCCACGCGATTGAGCAGACACGCGAGCGGGTGAGCCTGGCAGAGATCAACATCAACGCGGCGCAGGCTAACATCAACCTGAAAGCCAGCGTCAATTACGTGGACGAGCAGATTGCGCTTGCGGTCATCGACCCAAGCCAGATTGCGGACCTGACTGCGATCTTTGCACGTCTCACCACGGCGGAAGCGGACATCGACGGCTTGAATGCCGAAGTGTCCCTTTTGGCCACCGCTGCCGAGCTAAGCACGGTAGAGGCGAGGATCACGACTGCCGAAACGGCGATCGATGCTCTTGAAGGCGAGATTACCACGAAGGTCAGCACTACGACCTTCGACCTTCTGGAAACGCGCGTCACGAACGCGGAAACGACACTGACCGCGATCGGTGACGTGGCGACTATCTCTAATGCGGTGTCTGCCGCTCGGTTGCTCGAAAAGGCAGCGGACGCCAACGCGGAGCAAGACCTGCGTTCGCTGCTGCGTGGCGATGCGGCCAAGCGCGAATATGTTGCCGCCATCGCTTCGGCCCGAAACGAGCTAGGCGCGCGGATCACGGAGGAAGGAGCCGCTCAGGCATCGTTTGCGCAGGCGCTACAGGTTCGCGTTGGCGATGCAGAGGCATCGATCCTGTCGGAAAGCTTGACGCGTGCATCCGCAGATTCTGCGCTGGCAGTCGAAATCACGGAGTTGGCCGCCACGCTCAATACCGAGGTGGGTAACCTAGAGGCGGCTGTAGAGACCGAGCAGCAGGCTCGTGTTGAGGCGGATGGATTGATCGCTGCTGGCCTCGCGCAGCAGGTAACCGCAGGCCGTGTTCTAGAGGGTGAGGCAAGCGCCCTTGTTGAACAGCTTCTTGGCGCTCTGCTGATTAACGACAAGAACCGCAGGGAGATCGACGGAGCGCTGGCAGGGGCGCGTCAGGAAATCACGGCCCAGGTTGTCAGCCTGAGCGAAGTTTTTGCTACCAGCGTCCTCGCCTTGGTCGCGCGTGCCGCTGAAAATGAAGCGAGTATCATCCAGGAAAGCGTTGCGCGTGTAACGGCGGATGAAAGTCTGGCATCGACAATTACCAGCCTCAACGCCAGTTTCACGGGCGCGCTATCGGCAGAGACGATCGCTCGCACGAACGCGGTGACGACGCTTGAGGGCGATATCGGCAACGCAATTGGCCGGATCGATGACGAGGAGATTGCACGGGCGGCAGGTGATGCTGCCAATGCCGATGCGCTAGACGATGCCGTTACCACGCTGACCGCCTCAATCACGGCGGAGGCAATTGCGCGGGCGGATGAAGACGGCGCGCTAGCAGGGCAGATCACGACGCTTTCGACCACGGTTGGCGAGAACACCGCGACGCTGGTCACGTATGGTGAGAGCATCGACGGGCTCGAGGCGCGCGGCGGCATTCGGTTTGACATCAATGGCCGTATCAGCGGCGTTGGCGTGA